TCATCTGTGCCACACAATTGACAAGCTCTACCATCACGCATGAACACACGCTCTCGCTGCGCTCTATAGCGTCTGCTATTGATCTCGTCTAATGCCATCCGTACTTACTCCAATGCCCTAGTGCAACGCATGGTTCACCATACCTAGCACCTATGTAGTTGAGTCCCCATACTACCTGAGTCCAGCCATCTTGATCTCTTAACCACTCACTCTTCCCTTGTGGTATTCCATAGTGTGATCCATTAGCTGCTTCTGGATTCCAAGCAGACTCTTTACCATAAAGGATCGTTAAGCATTTATATTGCTCATAATTGAAATCTAATAGATATAAAGCATAAGTCTTATAGTCAACATATTCTTTAGAACTTGTAGAACCTGCTAAAGGCATAAAGCATAGAGCTATCCCAATAGCTACTAGCACCCCGCAAGCTACGCCCCTAAGGGGCTTGCGGTGAGCCTTTGAGAGGCTCTGCGCCGTTAGCGTACCATGCATGTCAAGTATGTGCATAAGTCGTGTCCTTTCTACGCTGAAAGTAAAGTTATGCCCCTAGTTATCCACAGATGTTAATAACTCTAATGCTCGATAGGCTTGCTGAGGTACAACGCCATTACCCAACATCTTTAACTTTTGAGATCTTAATAGATCAATATCTGTAACCCAACCTTTAGGTAATCCCATCATGTATTCGACAAAGACAGGATTTAACTTGCCTTGATCCAATGTATCCGGAACTTCTTGTCGATCCATCTCAAGGCTAAACCTGTACTCATTCCCGGCTTTCCTTTGGTCTTTCCTTCCTCGTAATCCTTCAATCGCTGACTGTAGGCATATAGAGGTTCGTCGTGATTCCTCGTGCCCATCACTGTTGGAGTCGGTAACAAGTCCATTGTTCTCAAGGCTGGTGACATCCTGTTCAAGTCTGCAGGTGTGCCTTTGTGACCATCCGAGGCTAGTGGGGTAGGCAACAATGAAGAGCCGCGCTCTTTGATGTGGCGCACCAACATCTGATGCGCGAACAATTTGCCATTTAGCATCATACCCTTTTGAGGCAAGCCCTTGGAGAACTTCTTTGAGTCCGAGACTGAGATGTCCTCTGACATTTTCCAAGATGATCCATCGAGGTTTAAGTATGCTAATAGCTTCCAAGATGTACGGGAAGATGTGTCTTTCATCGTCTGTGCCCTTTCTAGAACCTGCATGGCTGAACGGCTGACAAGGATAGCCAGCAGTAAGTATGTCTATTGGCTCAACAGAAGCCCAATCTATTGATTTGATATCTCCAAAGTTTGTGATGTTAAACCTTTGTTCTATTAATTTACTAGCGTATTTGTCAAACTCAGCACACCAAACAGTCTCGGCATCGAAAAAGGCTTCTACTGCCATGTCCAGACCACCATAACCAGTGCATAACGAGCCAATTTTCAATCTTTGCCCCATCCCTTGCCCTTGAAGTGAATAGCAGATGAGCTGATTGCCTTAACCATTGGTTCATTACAATAAGCGCATAAGATCATAGGTCGATTGTTCCATCCATGTTGGACTTCTTGACTAAGATTGCATCTGGCACATTTGTAATCGTAGGTTGGCAAGTTAAGCACTTCCTTATCATGTAAGAACCACAAGCTGTGCATCGGTCAATGTCTGCATCTGTAGGTTCATTAGTAATGTGACCGTATTTAAGTTGGAGTAGTGGCAATAGATCCTCTAGTCGAATGATCGCGGCATACTCACGCGCATCTTCACCCTGTCCGTTGAGTCTAATAACTCCGAAGCCTAATTCCCCCGAAATGGCTGTCCGAGCTTTCAATTGCTTTATGTATGCAAGTGGTTGAAATCCAGCGCGGGCTTTGACTTCAACATCAAACGGTACATTCACAATATCTTTGCCACTACCCCTTCCCACACATGCGCTTTGCCAGACAGTCGATAGGTACTGTGCAACAACTCGCTCTGTGCGGAAACCTCTGTGCTTTCTTGCTTGACTAGCCATTGACTGCTTTGCACTTACGACACTGCCATGTGCCTGCTGTCAATATGCCGTCCTTAATTATTGCTGGAATGATGATGTCAGAAGCTAGTGTTGGTTCATTGCATAACTGACAATTGATTGTGTCGTACAAAGGGACATCTTCCAATGCAACCCATTGCTCATCATTGTGATTCCAGATTTCTATGTGCCCCATTATACTCTCGCTTTCTGTGGGTGCCATTTACCATCGCTGCCGATGTTGTACCAGATCGCATCACACTTGGGCTCGCCACCTTGATGATTGATGATGGTGCATTGATAGCCACCCCATGCGCGTCCGTTCTTTTCACCTTCGCGCCACTTCATGTGTCCATGCTTGCATTGTGGTGCTTCTTGTGCTTCACCTGTACCCAGAATGTCTTGGACTAAATCCAATGCTTTCTCCAGAGTCACCGGTGCGTCTACCACCTTCATGTATTGATTGACTGGCGTAGTCCAATAATCTTGCTCTGCTGGCTCTGCATCAGCTGCTTTGATTGCACCGTTAAGTTCTACAACCGTAGGCTTTACTACTTTTGTAGCAACAACCTTGCTCATTTCTTCTCTGCTTGGTCTCTTTCCTTTAGCTGCATAACCTGCATTTGCAAGTGCTCTGCCGATCGCTGAAGTCTCGCAATTCTCCAATGCTGAAGTCGAATTAACACCTCGATCAGTAATCTTCTCCTCAGCGTACCCTGTTGCCCAGCTAAGGCTGTCGCTAGCAGTCTTAAATAGATACGCCTTGACGATGTATCGATCTCTTTCGACCACTTCCAACTCAGTTGCAATGCGGAAATCTGGATAGTCCTTAATAAACTTTTCAAGTCTCACCTCGACTGTCTCGTAATCGGCTAAATTAAACATAGAGTTCGTTCTCCTCTGTGGCTAGTTGTCCAGCCAGTGCGCCATAGCTGCATAGATCAATCCAGTTGTCTATGTGCTGAGCTGATTGATTAGTCCTAGCCAGTTTAACCAAGACCATGATGCCTGCCACCTGATAATCGTGAATCGGCATCTGCAAGTAAGCACTCAGCAACATGGCTGTGTGTTCTAAATTGTCGGCAGGATGCCCATACTGAAGTCCACGATCTCGAATCGTGTCTGTGGCTGTAAGTAGGATTTCATTAGCTCTCATTCTTGCCAGAATCCTTGTCGGCTTAAATGGCGACCACGCACATAACCTTCGCGCCTGCCGTCCTTGAAGCCTTGCCAATACCAGATGAAGTTAGTAGCTAAGAATAACCCAATAAGACCTATGATTGTGATTGAGTTGATAATCATTATGCCCACTGACTTTCTGGAGCATAAATCTCCATGCAATCTAGGCAAACTTGACCTAGCATGCCACTGTGCATGTATGGATGTTCTAACTTATAGACTGCTGCACAATTCGTGCATTTGTAATCTTGCAATTTAACTGCTTGAAGTAACATCTTATTCCTATCCGTAGCGATGCCCTTGATCGCTTACAAGATTAGTGTGACATAGCGACACGACAAAAATGCGCTCATTTGTGTAACGATTTGGTAACGAAAAAGCCAGGGTCTAGCGTGGTCTGCCGTAAGACTTTCCAGACACAATGAATGTGCCATCTTTCTCAATGTTGATTAGATCGACCTGCACCTTAGATCCATGCACATACATAATGGCAAAGGCTTGCTGCCAATTCGCTACGCCCTTTGTGTAAGCAGCTTGCTTAAAGTCCATAAGATTGCGTACCTCGACACCATGCAGGACACGCCCTATACGCCCTCCAGAAGCCTCTGAGAAGGCTGATCTGCCTGCTCTATGTGTATGACCTGAGATAACATTCTTGCCATGCCTACGGGCTGCTTCTAGAGCTGATAGACCCCCTTGTGGCTTGATTGGTGTGTGATCTCCATGCACTGCAATCCAGTTAGGAGCAATCGCCATAGGATTCTTGTGGAATGTAATGCCTAGCTCATCAAACTTCATGAACTTCTCAAAGCGTAGTTCTGGCAATGCACCAAATGCAGGCACTTTAGCCATAATGATGTTATACAGGCGATCTGTGTGATTA